CCTAGAGCGATTCCTCCTGAGACTCCCTGAGTTCTTGCTTCTCCTTTTCGATCTGGAGCCGCGATCGGAACATAAGATCCCTGAAAGCCGATCTCTTGACTTGATCCATTTTGAGCGATGGGGTCAACGGGAAATCGAGTCAACGCTGTCCATACATCGATCGGAAAGAATAGTCGTTCAAGATCCGAAGTCGGATAAGCTCCGTTCGAATCATCGTTCCATATACCCATCGGAGGGAGAGCAAAAGTCTGCTCAAGTAATGCTTTCGATTCAGATGAAGAGAAGAAGGCGAGAACACATTCTGCAGTATCCTTATTCGTATTCGCTCGAACGACTAGCGATCGATTGTCAGAGATCGAGAAGTCGACAAAGCTTCCGTCGGTTCCCGTCGAGAGTCCCGTCGTATTTGAATCAAGAATCGAGTTGATAATTTCGGGGAATCTTTGGACTCCGCTCGTTATACGAAACGACTTGATCTCTCCTCTCGGAGTTCGGACTTTGACTCTTCGAGTTGAAGAGGATCCGATCGAAGCGAAGAGCGTATTATAATTTGCTACGTTATTATTATCGTATGTCAATCCAGTTGATGACATCGACTCAGGGAATAAACGGCCGTCGGAGTTTACAAGTTCGGGATATCGAGGGTGTATGTAATAGTTCCCATTCGTTGAAGGCGAGAGAGACGCGTCAAAAGTATCGCTTACATCGACAGGAAGATCGTCAGTATCAAATGAAATAGTCGGAGATCCGCTTGATCCAACGATTCGAAAAGAATCGCTCTCTCGAACAAAAGTCGCGTACTCTAATTTAGACCCTGCGAACTCGTCGAAGTTATGATAACCATGAACAAGGCTCGTTTGAAGAGTCGTCTCCGAAACAGTATTATCAATCAAGGCCGTTAAGGGGACTAGAGAGAGAGTAATCTCGTCTCCCTCTTCAATGATCGGAGATGACTCGATAAAGCCGTTAACGATCTCTGTAAAGTCCGAGATCGATCCGTCGGGTCGTCTTTGTGCCATCCAAAGCGAAGCCTTGCGACCGCGAAAGTTAACGATCTCTGTAAAGACTTCGGGGACGATTGTTCCTCCGAGTCCGGAGAGATGGGATTGAATTGGAGTTCGTCCGACTCCTCGATCTGTAATCGTCAAAGTCGTCGACGTCGCTCCGCTTACTCGAACCGTTTCCGCTCCGATATGGAAGACGCGAGGATAAGAGAGGGAAGTAAAATCTTGATCGACTGTAATTACGACGGACGGGAAATCGTGTTGAATGTCCGTCGCGATCTGTGCTTTTTGAACGTCCGTCGATCGAGGTCCGCATCGTCCGAAGATGACATGAGGATCGGATGTCGTCCCTCGAAGTCGATCGACTTTGAGAGAAACCGAAACGGGAGCGTAATCGGCGATTCCTCCCGCTGGATCAATCGAAGCCTGATAAGCTCCGACTCCGACGATCCCTTCGATATTTGTATAGGAGACTCCCGTCGTCAAGTTTGTATCTAAGTTGGAGGAAGAGACGTCGATATTCGATGAGAGATATCGAGTCGAGAGTCCTCCGATTTCGAGAGCGAAGACGCGTCTTCCGTTGTCTAGTGTAATACTCATGGAGTCCGCTCCGCTTGATATAGATCAAAGAATGAAATTGAAACAAGGTCGCAATCCTCGACTTTAACTTCTAAGAAAAGCATATCTCCACGATTCGCGGAGGGAACATACAAAGGACGCGGATTATCAAGGCCCGTCGTTCCGCTTGGAGGATCGTAAAACGTCGCTCCGGTCGTCGCTATATTTGGAAGATTTATATCCCCATCGTCCGATCGTTGGAGATGCTCAGGGAACGAAAAGAGAACATCTTTCGATAAACGAGTTCCGCTTAAGTTTTTTACTCGGAGCGTAATTTGAGGAGAGTTCGAGGAACTTTCCCGCGTCGCTACATATTGAAAGATTACTCCGATCCATTCGGAAAGAGGGGTCGATCCGTAAAGGAAGTCATACTCCTTCGAAGTCTTATTCAATCCATTCGAGAAAACCGTCCAGTTTGTTTCGACGAACGATCCCGCTCCAAGACCTGGAGTCGGTTTTGCGATCGTGTAATTTGCGAATCCTAAGAACTTACAATGACTCATTTGAGCGAGAGCTTGAGCGAATTGATTGACGACTCCCCCCATCACTGCGACACCCATATAACAGGATTTCTCATCTGCTAAAGATTGAACGGTCGAAGGTATTAGCATTTAATTACTCCATACACTCATCGCCGTTATTCTCGGAAGTGTATTCGAGACGGCTTGTCGATTAATCGAGTCGAGTAAAGTATCACTTTCAAGATACGCATTCGGATTCAATTTATAAAGATTTATTCCGAATATCTGCGACTCTAAAGAAGGAGAGTTGAGAGAAGGATCAAAAGTAAACTCATTCCATCCATTCGAGGAGACTTCGAAGATCCTCTCCATGAATGCGAACTTTTTTGTCCCGCTTATATCGACGACATAAATCCAAAGTGTGACTTCTCCTCCGTTCGTGAAGAGTGGACTTTGAACTTGAAAAGCGTTCGTATCTCCATACCCGATAGACTTCGGACCTTTTCCGCGTCCAGCGAAGACCGATGTCGGATTCTCGATTCCGCTCCAAGCGAGGAGGGATCTCTTTCGATTTCTCATCGTCTCGATATTCGTTCTCCATTGGACCCCGGCTCTCGCTGTTAAAGGATAGTTCGCTCCGAGTCGATTCGCTCCGAATGGAGTTATCTTATCGGTTCCTTGAGCAGTTGATCCCGCGGAGAGTGGAGAAGACAAAGCCGTAAATCGAGCTGCGACTATAGCGATATCGAGATCATATGTCGAAGCCGTCGCGACTTTTCCGCTCATAACGACGTCGATATAAGATCCCGTTGTCGAAGAAGAGAACGTATGAGAGACGGTCGCAAGATCGAAAGACGTCGATGTAATCGAGATTGTACTCGATCCCTGATTAACGGAGTTCGAGTCAGTCAAAGCGAACTGGATCGTCCCCGTTCCCGTCGTCGTTACTCTCGCCGAAACATGAAACTCGATCGTCGTATGATCATTCGAGGGAATCGGGATTCTCCATCGGCAAAGCGTCGCGAAGGTTGTCGAAGATGTAACGCAAGTATTTTGATCGAAGGCTTGACTTATTGCGTTCGATGTTCCTCCGTGAGCATGGATATAATTAGAGAGATCTCCCATCCTCGCGAGAGTTTCGGTCTTGATAACTCGACCTGAGATGAGATCTCCAGTATCAGGGAGAGTAGGAGGACTTGTAAAACTATTGCTCATAAATGCTCCATGATCATCGAAACGGGAACTCGTCTTCGAAGTCGATTCGGATAAGCGAGAGCGATTGATCCATTGTTCAATACACTCGCTCTTATTCTCCCTTGATCTCCGTTATCTTCCGAAGTATAAAGGAGATCATAAGCGGATTGACTCGCCGTGATTCCCGAAGTAATCAACGCTCTTCGAGAGTCTCCCCATCCTTGATAAAAGTTTATTCTTTCTCCCGTTGGTACATACTCGACGAAGTTATTCGTAAAGTGTCGATAGAGATCTTTCTCATCGAGGAGAGCGTCAATGTCGAAATCGAGAACGCTTTGGATATACGATCCGATAAAGTTCGAAGTATATCCTCCTCCGATTTTGCGTCTCGCTTGCGTCACTGTGTCAGTCTGTAAGAAGTGCCGTTGATATGGACGAGATGGAAAGATGGATCCAGGTAAAGGATAATCCGCCGTTAATGTTTTGATCGTTGTTCCCGTTGGGGATTCGTTTCCACTGAATCCGAGTCGATCGCGGAACGTCGTTGAAACCCAAGTGATATCGGAAATCGTGTTATAATACATACATTCGACATGACCTGAATCGTTGACATACCATGAGAGATACTGATTCGAGTTCGCGGTCGAGTCGAGTTCCTCGATGTTGTTCGAGACGTTGACGTCGTCAAGATCGTTAGTTGTTCCTCGCTCTCGAATACAGTTGACGAGATCTTGAGCCTTCATATTCGCGTTGACAGTAAAATTAAACGAGTTCGAATCCGATGAATCGACGATCTCATAAGTTCCCGCGTTGACGTCGTTCCCTCTCGTCCAGTCATTTGGACAAGTAAAGATCGGAGATGCCGATCCAAAGGAAGAAGATCCAACTCCGAGAACATCCGATCCGCTCGATAGACGAATCTTAAAGAAAGCCGCGGAACAAATTATTTTTACCTTGTCTGTATCGCTTATCGAGATGGACCATCCTCCCGTTCCGAACGCGGCTCCTGAATCGAGTAAATCACTCGCGGAGAATCCCGAATCCTTTCCTCTTCCATTGAGAAAAGAGATCGCGTCTTCATAGATTCCCTCTCCGATCGCGAAAGTCGGAAGAGTTATATTGTTCGATCCTCGATCGAAGACGTTGACTCCGCTCCATGTTCGAGCGTTAAACGCGGACAATAAAGCGAAGTTCGGCGATGGGTTATTTAATGGCATACTATCTCCTATTGAATTGAACTGCTCCGCGTCTCGGAGTGTTCATAATCGTTACGAGTCGATCGGCGAGAGCTTGTTCCGCGGCTTTCTTCGTATCATAGACGACCGCTCCTCCGAAGTTAATATTAAATACCATAGTCGACTCCTCCGCTCTTTCTCTTTCAGGAGTCGGAGCCGTTGTCGGAGTTCCCGTTGGAGATACCGTTCCTCCCGCAGTCGCAGTTCCTCCTCCTCCTAAAGCATTCGAAGCGACTCCCGCAGCCGCGGCTGCAGCTGCGAACAAGGCCGCCGATTTTAGATTCGCCGCTCCCGCTGGATTTCCTCCCGCGAGTTTCGATATTCCTTCGGCTGTTTCGAGAAGAGCCTGGACGGC